GTTAATGGCACTCCGTTTATTTAGCTCTATAAGTGTTTCAACAACACTAGCATCTACCATCAATAGTACAGCTACCTCAATGACGGTAGCAACTGGTACTGCAACCACCTTACTTGGTGGAGTTACTCTAGTAGCAAACAGTCAATTCACTGTAGCAATAGATCCAGATACTATTAATGAAGAGATAGTTTTTATTACGGCAGGTCCTTCAGGGGACACATTCACAATTTCACGGGGTGAGGCAGGGACTAGCAACATCAGTCATTCTACCGGAGCTACTGTGAAGCACGTTCTTACTTCAGATGATCTAAACGCATTTGAAGCAGGAGTAGTAAACGAACAAGAACCGATACCAACATCGTTCTTATATATGGGAGCATAAACTAATGGCAACAACATACAAGGTACTGGGGCAATCTGCCCCGTCAGCAACATCTTTAACAACTTTGTACACAGTTCCTTCTGCCACATCAACGATTGTATCTACGATTACTGTAGCTAATCGGGCAGCAAGTGCTGGTACATATCGCATAGCAGTAAGAGTGGCTGGTGCCTCTATTGCCAATGCTCAATATCTAATCTACGATGCTTCGCTCTCAGCGAACTCTACAGATACTATGACTCTTGGAATCACATTGGCTGCGACAGATGTTCTATCTGTATACGCATCTACTGCTGATTTCACATTCAACGCCTTCGGAACGGAGCTATCATAATATGGCTATAGGAAGAATCCCAGAACCAGGGACTGGTATCCCTGAATCTATCGTAGATGCTAAGGGTGACATCATCACAGCTACTGGTAGTGATGCCCCTGCACGTCTAGCAGTAGGCGCAAACGGCACCACACTCGTAGCGGATAGTTCTACTGCAACAGGCTTAAAGTGGGATACTCCTGCTGCTGGTGGAATGACTTTACTAAGCACCACTACGTTTAGTACAGGCACAGTTTCATTAACATCAATTAATCAAAGTTATGTCGATTTATTATTAGTGATAAATGATATGTATGGAACTTCAGATGGCGCTGAATTAGACATTCAATTTAACACTTCTACTGCTGCCAACTATGGAATACAAAACGGAACTACCCTAAGCGATGGTCAAACATCTATAAGAGTTGTAGATATGATTACAACAGCAGCAAATTTTTACAAAAATTGCAGTGGTCGAATACTTATTCCTCGTTATGCCAGCGCAGATAATAAATTTTGTCAAATAAATTTGAGTGCCTCTGCTGCTGCAACTGACCTTTATAGCGTTAAACAGGGTTTGTGGCGGCAAACTACCGCAATCTCATCAATACAATTAAAAACTTCTGCTGGAACTTTTAGTGGTGGAACTGTCTATTTATATGGAGTAAAATAATGCCAAATCCAATTATTAAAATTGTTAATGTTACAACAGGTGAAGAAGTTGAACGTGAAATGACTTCTGATGAAATGAAAATTGAAGCGGATGCAAAAAAAATACAAGAAAAAATAGATCTTGAAATTGCAGAATTAAATGCTCCAAAATTAGCGGCCAAAATAGCAGCACAGGCTAAACTGGCTGCTCTTGGTTTAACTACTGATGATTTAAGGGCTTTAGGTTTATAGCACTTTCTTGAGGGATTGTGCCGTTAGCCTAGAAGTAGCCTAGCTTCATCCTCTGTAATACCTAGCCGATCAAGTAGGGCTGCTTTCTGAGCAGCCTTGGTTGTTGCCTCAGTTATTTCATCTGCTTTAACCTGCTCTATCGCTGCATCAATTTCAGCCTGAGTAGGGGCATCACCATCTAAAACATCCCATTTAATTGTGGAGTAATCATCTTCAATAAATGAAAACTCTGCAGTTGGTCTTAATTTTTTAATTGCTTTTACTAAATAATCATTCATTATGCACCTATTTCTAACAACAATATATTGTTAACATAACTATCGGGTTGCCATCTAGAACTAGCAGAATTTAAGGTTGTTTGTAATGATGCTTGAGTTTTGTAAGTTGTTGATGAAGTTGTTGCTGGCGAATCTAAATAAGATGCAGACCAAGCACTCCATCTTTCCACTACTCCTTGTGCTCCATCTCTATCATATTCAAAATAACTAACTGTTCCACCATAAACGGAAGTTGAATTTCTTACAATTTGTCCATAAACACCTAATTGATTTCCACTTCTAGTATAAAAGAAAACTTGATTGACAATAATCAAAACCTTACTATTTGTCGATGATGGAGTTATAGAAGCACTTAAACCAGTATCTGTCATTGAAGTTGATGCAATAGTTGTTTGAGTTGAATAAGTTGCTTGAACTACTTGCAAAACTTTTCCACCACCAGCAGGCGTAGCCCATTTTAAACCAGTAGCCTCAGAACTATCCGCTACAAAATCAGCTATCCTCCGAGAACAATCTCAGAGGATTGTGCTAGGCACCTAGTAGGATTTTAGCTTCTTCAGAGGTTATACCTAGGCGATCAAGTAGAGCCTGGCGTTGGGCTTCTCTTGTTTCTGCTTCGGCTTGGCGAGCAGCCTGTTCTGCTTGGTCTGCCTCATACGCTGCAAACTCTGCATCATTCATTTCTCTATCAATAACCTCATTTGTTGCAAGGTCGTGAATTCTTACCATTGGTCTAGTTGATTTTGCCATATTAGTTTACTCCGTAAATTAGTACTGAACCACCACTAAAATTTGCACCTTCAGCATCTAGTAGAAATGAGTCAATAGCGCCACTTGTAAAAGTTCCGTTACTTACTCCACTAACTCGTCCACCTGCGTTCAAAACGCCAAAATAATTAGCATTTAATATTTTTATATTTGCACTAGTGTAATCAATAATTGATAACAATACTGTGGCTTTATAACTAGCCCCACTATTAGAACCTGCTCTACCAATTTCCATAAAATTAGATAATCTGTCACTTGCAGTTGCTAAACTACTGCCTGATAAACCCATTCTTTGAAAATTATGTTGTGCTGTTGCATATTCACAAAATACCCTAATAGCAACATCATCACTTGAACAATAAACATCTTTAATTACAATAAATAAATTTTTATAACTTTGACTAATGCTTGATATTGTAACTGAACTACCAGTTAATGATGTAGTTGATAATAAAGTTAATGAGCCAGATGCAGGTGTATCCCATTTGAGTCCAGTAGCCGTGGCGCTATCCGCTACGATACTTGCGATGAGGATTGTGCTCGGCACAATTGCTGACGAATGTGCTTGACAGCAGAACAATTCCAAATATAAGATGCTGGAACTATGGAACAGATACCACTTGAAGTAATAAAAGAAAAGCTAAGAGACAGATATGAAACTCAGGGTTTCTCAGAAGCCTTGTTTAGAAATGACTTCAATCTAATATTGCGCCTAGGAGTTCATCCACAGGTGGCTACGACTGAAGATCTGCAACGACTTGTAATGACCGTAAAGGCTGCTTCCACTAAGGGAACCTATGCAGCAAGGGTACGCAGTATCTATAAAGCCTTACGAAAGATGGGGTTAATAGATAACCAAGCCGACCTTGACTTACCTGCTGTGCGTAAGGGTAGAGGTTTACCTCATCCATTAACACCAGGTGAGGCTGAACTAGTTATGACTAAGGCTGATATGCCTATGAGGGACTGGTTTATAATAGGCTGTAAAGCGGGCCTACGGGCTATGGAGGTAGCTAACCTACGAGGTGTAGACCTTGAGAAGGTAGATGACGGATACATCCTTAGAGTGGCAGGTAAGGGCGGAACAGACCTATCTGTACCAGTGGCTGAGATAGTCGCTAAGACTATTCTTAAACACGAGACACCAGGAAAGATCTGGTCAGTTACACCTAACAGGTTAACCAAACTTTGTTCTGAAGAGATGAAGCGACTTGGGATTCCTAAGAAAACCTTTCACGCTTGCCGACATTATTTTGCTACCAATATGCTTGAGAAATCTAATGGTGATCTATTAGCTGTTAGAGATCTAATGAGGCACTCATCGGTGGCAACAACTCAGGTTTATACACAACTTGCTAGTGGCAGAACGAGGTCATTAGTTAATCTACTTTAAGGAGATCAATGGCATACGGCGATGATATTACCGAAGGTATCCCCTACGTACTATCCAATCCTGCAGGTGCTACGAACTACTCAGCTACCGGCGTTAACTATGATATGGCTATCGCCGGTTTGCCGTTCTTCATTGCAGCCTCTGATGAGTCACCTTATCGCAGAGTAACTGCAAGGTATCGTAAAGAGCAGTATGACCAGACCAGAGAAGCTGGTGAGCAATCACTTACTGGTTGGTGGTTTAGATCTCAATCAACATTTCATCTTGGCGCAGGTATTAAATACTTTGAACCTGCTCAGGATGAGTCACTTCGTTTTCAGTTTGCAGAGTCTAAAGGCGTAGATGTATTTACTAAGGGACAGGCTACCCTACTTAATAGCACTGTAAGAATTTTAACTACTGCTAGTAGTACCGTAATTGTGGGTGCCAATGATGGCACTAATGACTGCCTAGTTACAACAGATGGCATTGAATTAAAGAAGATTACAATGAGCGCTGATACTGCCACCTCATCTACTTATACTCAGGCAGGAACTAAGTCTACTATCCTAGATTTAACTACTGATGGAACTAGATACTTTTTCGTAAATGGAACTAAGGTTCATCAAGGCGCTATTACTTCTGGCTCTAGTGTTATTGCTTACGATGCGCCATCTACAAATAGCGCTAGAATTAAGTATGTTAAGCAACGCTTAATCGCTACTATAAACAACAGTGTTTATGAGTTAGATGCTACCGCTACTGCTGGAGCTGCATTACCTACTGCTCACTATGTTCATCCACAGACAGACTGGACTTGGACCACTATTGCAGAGGGTCCTAGTGCTATTTATATAGGCGGTTACAGTCGTAAAAACTCATCTATCTATAAGATTACTTTAGATCTAACTAATGCTAATGCTCTTGGATTCCCAGAACTTAGTGTTCCTTCGGTAGTTATTGACCTACCAGAAGGTGAGATCATCAATACCTTTGATACCTACCTTGGTACCTACGCGGTACTATGCACCAACAAAGGTGTGCGAGTAGGAGTTCTAGGCAATGAAGGAGATGTCTCCTATGGACCATTGCTATTTGAAGCTGAATGTACAGATGTAGTATTTAGAGACAAGTTTGCTTATGTATCTACCAAGCAGAATACTGAATCAGGTCTAGTCCGTATTGACCTATCACAACCAGTAGTTCCTAATAGCCTTGTCTTTGCTTATGCTTGGGATGTGTGTGCTGCCGGTGAGACTGTTACTGCTGATTCAACTGCCTTCCTTGGTTCAACAGATCGGGTAGCCTTTGCTGTCCCAGGAGACGGTGTTTGGATTGAATCATCTGCAGTTAAAGTTGAGTCTGGTTATTTACAAACAGGTTTTATTCGTTATAACACTTTAGAGAATAAATTATTTAAGTTACTTAATCCTAGGGTAGACACTACAGATGGTGCTATCAGCATCAAGTCTATTGATTATGAAGATACTGAGTACAACATAGGTGGCTTTGCTCAAGGTGCTACAACAAGTGAGATAGGTATACCTTACCCTGCTCAGGCGCAAGAGTATCTTGCTTTTAAATTTACTATCTCTAGATCATCAACTGATTCAACCAAGGGTCCACTATTTACTGGATACCAATTAAAGTCTTTACCTGCTGTACCTCGCCAAAGAATAATCCAATATCCTCTATTCTGTTATGACCACGAGAGCGATAACTTGGGTGTTGAGGTGGGCTATGAAGGTTCAGCCTATGATCGGTTGACTCAGCTAGAAGCGGTAGAGAATATAGGAGATACCATTAGAGTAGAAGATTTTAGAACTAATGAATCTTATATTGGATTGATTGAAGAGCTTGACTTTA